TAACTACTATTTTATTTTGGGAATACGGTTGATATACATGCTTAATCGGAGAATTTCCCATTCTTGCATATACTATTAAAAACCCAGCAGAACTCACATCACTAGGCAAATCAGGTGTATTGGTTGTGTAGAAAAAACCTGTTTCTGTCATTTTGTTAAGCTTTTCAAGGTTTGATTCTAAATTCACTATTTTTATAGTTCCGTCATCATTGGTTAATTCATACTTCTGCCAATCTAAACCATTTAATTGTTCACTTAATAATTCGTTGGTGATAAGATCATTATCTTCAACTGTTTGCTTAAACTCCGACATTTTATTATCTATATGTTCTGCAGCTTCTTTTGATGTTGATTCTATCGTTTCAACTTCTTTATTAGCTTTCGTTTCCACACTATCCTGTGTATCTCTAGCCAGTTTTTCAATCGTATCTACGGTATCTGTTTGTGTTGTATCTATACTTGCTTTGGCTTCCTTAATATAGGCTTGTATATCTTGCTTGCCATCACTCACAATTTGGTTAAGTGTTTCGATACCTTTTTGTAATACAGATTTCATTTCGGCTACATAATCCGCACCATTGGCTATTGCTTCTTCAATATCTAAAACACGTTGTTTAATCCTTGTCTTAAGTTGGTCGAACATGCGAATATATTCCATCTTAGTGAATGAAGATATTTTATTGATAAGCGCATCTTTGACTTCAAAATCAAACTCTCTGAATACGGCAAATTCATTGTATTCTGGTTTATTATCAACATTGTTTACACCAATGTAAACTTGACCTTTTACTTTAGTAGATGTACTCGCTTGCAGAAAGTCTTTATCTAAAGTAATCGTCACTAATCCTTTATTTGAATCTTCAACTTCTAATTCGATTACATCTGAAACGCTACCATTACTAGATTCAAAGTGGGCATATGCTGTTAAATTATTCTTATGAATTAACAAAGGACCTTTAGTATTACTTAATTGAAACCTTAATATCGCTGTATTTTCATCTAAATTATAAAAACCAACCCCTAAATCAGAGATTGGTTTTAAATAAGGTTCAGATTTTAATTTAAATAACGCTTTTTTATCTATACCATTCGTCACAATATCACTCCTTATTTTACTAATACGACAGCCACGCCGTAACCTTTTTCACTATCATAAGGTGTTGTTACTTCTAAAACTCTATAAAAACCATTGTTGTTATCTTTAGTGCCAATACCTTTATTAGGCTTAATATAGTCATTAGGAGAAACCGTTGAGTCAATACGTGTATAAACTTGACCCATGAGCCCCACTACATTCCATTCAGGACGTTCAGAACGGGAATAATACTCGTTATCTGACTCTTTATAATCAGGATTTGGAATTGGTACCTCTACTTCTTCTGTATAAGTTTCGCCATCATCATCTAGCCATTCTTTAGTAACCCATTCAGTTTGTGTTACGCCGAATTCATCTTTTAGAAATTTCTCTTTATGATGAAACATTTGGTCACCTAATATAACACCAGCTGTACCAGATATAATGCCTAGTGGTATATCATTAGCGTTAGCTTTTCTAATATATCTGCCATCAAGTGTAACCATGTAGCCATTGAGTATTTCTTGTCCTGATTGTGATTCAAAATACTCTGCATAGTCACCGAAGTCTTGCCCAGACGTGATTTTACCTTTAGTGTTGATGTTGCCACTAATACTACGTATTTCAATGCTTACGTTTTCAGTTGATGGTTTATCTGTGCCATACCCCATTACCCATGAGTAATTTTTATTTGTCTTAACATTACGAGAGTTAAAAATGGTTTGCGTATGATTACTTTGTGATGTTTCAGATTCAAGCGAATTGATGACTGCACTACGTGAACCGTAGGCTTTAGAATTCATCCCTACACCTGCAAGCCAACTTCTGTCACTATATGCATATGAGTTTCCTGTAGAAGCAATAACAGCTGAACGTTGTGCGATAGCTCCTGCACCAGTAGAACCTGCACTCAATCCACCTTTGACTACGGTAGGCACAACTTTGTAGGCTTTTTCTGTAATGTATGCTGAATTTTTGTAATTCTCTGCATTCACACCAATGATTTCTGCAGTATTGTTATACAGCTCTAAACCATTCCCTGTCCCTTGACCTTGCAAGTTGGCATTGATAATACGGAAATCGTATATTTTCCCACCACCAGCAATACCGACATTTTGGGAAGAATTCCAAATATTAATGTTACTTAAAGTAATTTTCTTACCTCTGTTACCTCCACCAAATATTTTAATATCAGTTTGTGAATTTTTAAATCCAGTGACGTTAATACCATTTAACATAATATTCTCACTCATAAACTGTACTGCAATAGCTGGTTGCCCTGCTGTAAATTTACCATCACCAACGGCACTAAAGTTATTAACCTGTACATTTCTATATGCTGATATAATTAAAGCACGTGGCGTTGTATTAGGATAAACTTTATTATCATAAGGCTCTATAGCTGTACAATTGCTTAATAGTAAACTATGCGCTGTTTTAGATTTAGGGTCTCCAGCTCTATGATGCCCGATGTGGCGTAAGTTATAAGCACGTGAATCGTGGATAGACATATGATTACTAATTAGTACGTTGTTAGGTGCTGAAGCTGCAGCGTGTGCTTTAACTTCAATGCCCCCGTAATTCATTTCTGTTGTATTATTGTCTAACATGACATGTTGTGACCCATCATCAATTTCAATACCGTTATTGTTACCTCCACCTGTAGCGTGATGACAATAATTGTTTGTGATAACTAAGTATCTTGAATGGTGAGTCGTAATACCATCATCACCAAAGCCACTTGCTTCACAGTTATCAATATGAATGTATCTACTTTCTAAATCTTCATTTACTCTTACACCATCACCTTCATAGAAATAAGTATCACTAGCGTAAGTAACATCAATACCATGTAGTAAGGCATCAACTGATTTTATGTTACTCGCAAAAGCATGTTTAACACCTGCAAATCTAACATTTGAAGATAATGAACCACCAGCAGCTTTAAACGCTTTATCCTGTCTCCACTTATTACCGTTAACTGTAAAATCTTTAATCCCAATATTTTTTGCATTACCTGTCATATCTTCGTTAGTAATTACGATATTTTCGGCGGGTGTTTCATCTGTAAATTTAATTGTCGTAATATCTTTGCCTTCACCTGACAACACTGTATTATTAGGTAATTTGATACCTGTTACTTTATAAGTCCCTGCGGTCATATGAACATGTACATTCCCACCTTTTACAGCCTCTTTAAATGCATCCGTCGAATCTTGTTCTCCTGTAGGGTCTGCCCCGTAATCATTAACGTTTACAATACGTTCTATCTTTTTATTAAGGTAATTAAAGTTTTCTTCCATCTTGTTTTTAATGATTTCAAAATCATATTTTAAACGTTTGGATAATATAGGTTGATTGGAACCATCTAAAGCCGTTCTACTATCCTTAAGTTCTTCGATGCCATCCCCATTATGACCTATAACTAGACCTTCAATACGTCCATCTTGATAGCGTAATTCGTTATGAACATTGGTTGATTTATAATCAATTTGTTTTGCATTATGTGCATGTTTATCAGTGGCTTGATGGTCTCTAATGATATCTATCACTTGCCCATAAAAATATTGCACATCTTTAAAATTTTCAACGACCATTTGTCTAAACTTTTGACCTAGATCAATCGGAAAATTGATTTTTAATTTCATTTTCTTTAGTTTCATCTTTTCACCCTTCCTATTCTAACCATGTAAATTCTTGATACACCCAATTCGTTTTGTTTTGGTCATCTGGGTGTACATAAGCCATTACCTTGCCATTTTTTAAGCATTCAATTGTAATTGGGTGACGATAACCATTTTGTCTTGCGATAAAGGATTGATTATCCGTGACAAAGCCTGTAGGTAGTTGTGCAATCTGCATCGATGCTCCTGTTATTTCGGATACATTCAGCCTGATAGAACGAACCACAAAATGTTTACCGATAAGGTCGTTACCAGCTCTTACTTCACGAATGGCACATTTAAACCCTGAGCTAACAGCTTTATTTTTCATGTCTGGTGGTACTTGATACTCAATCCAACCTGTATCGCCTATTAAGTTCGATAAGGTCTTATCATGAAGTTCAGCAGTTTTTTTGTTTTTTTCTATAACTTTTTGTTGGTCTTCGATTATTTGTTCCAAGTTTGAAATTTTATTATTGATTTCAATAAAAGGATTTTCTGAATCTGTATCTTTAACACCTAATAGTGCTTCTACATGTACTTTAGGAAAATAAATCTCACCGTTTTTGTCAGTTAAGTATCTATGGTTAATTTCAGTCATCTAATAATGTCACTCCTACAATATCTGAGTAATTTTCTGCCATAGAAATAGGCGACTCACTAAGTGAATCGCCTTTACTTTGTTTATTAAATTTTCTAATAGCTTTAGTTGTTTGTTGCTGCATTTTTAAAATATCCTTAGGTGAATTACTAAAATCTACTTCTACTGGTTCATCAAGTAGTGGATGTGATACAGTAATTTTCACGACTTTTAAATCTAAATTAAAACCTAAGGGTTGATGAATAAAACGTATCTTATTATTTTCTTTAATATCATCATTGGTAATGTATTGTTTGTCTTCTACACTACCGAGATAGTTCGTAGAAACTTCAACCGTTGGTTGATCGTTAAGTTCTTCTTTAAGCCTTTCACGTAATTCATCTTTATTTGTGATATTATCATCAAATATGGTAGGTGCTTCGGCAATATCGCCACCATCATAATTAGGTGATGTGTAATAGGCATACGTATGATAAGCGTCTTTACCTTTAAGTTTAGCTGTTAAATTTAATACAGTGGATTTTTCAGTACCGACATACATACATGGCTCAGATTTTTTGTAATCAACACCCTTTTTTGCACCTTTAAATATGGCTTTAAATGTGTGTTTGCCTTTGGCTAGATTTTGCGCAATCACAATTTTTTCACTTTTCGCATTTTTACTATAACACTCATAAGTATCAATTTTTTCATCATCTAAATAAACATCGAGTATTCCACCTTTAGACATTTTCTTTAATGTCCATTCAAGGGTTTCATTACCATGTTTACACTCGAAAGTTTTCATATAACTTGCGCCTACTTTTTCTGTACGCCAAGTCCCTTCTTTCATAAAGGTACCTGAGTAATTCAAGTCTTTAGGTTTAATAGGATTATAATTTTGTGTTTCTTCTTTAGTCTTTTTCTTACCGTACCCTTGAATATAATTAAATATATCCGTGGTCGTCGTAGTTACTGTAGCTTCACTTGAATTATATAAGTAAATCAAAGGAATATCGGACATTTCGTAAAAGGTTGCTTCATCATAAATATAATATCTCTTATTATCAGCGAAATAGATATAATTAAATAATTCTGCACCTTCTGATACATGTTCAACCCCATTTTTACCGCCTAAATCATCGATAGGTACACGTTTTTGAAATTGACCTATAATTTCATACTCAAAACCCAATTTATTGTCTTTAAAACCAAAATCAAGATATTGTTCTAAAGTCATGGTCGGTGTACTATCGTCTTCATCTTCATCACTACTTTCACTTTCGACATCCATATCTTTTTGGATATAATGCTTTTGAAATTCCATAAAAATATGTTTAGCTACAACTTCATTCGTAAGTTTAAGGCCATCATATTTTATAGATATTGATTTAATGACGTATAATTGCCCTTGCCACTCTATAAAAGCTTCATTAACTAAATGATCAAATATATCTGCATTATTAGACGTTTTATATAAAATGAAACTAATCGAACGCTCATTATTCTTTTCATATTCATATTTAAAAGAACCGAAATCAAAATCTGTGATTATCTCCGCAAACGTGCCTTTTTTATTTTTTAAAACTAATGCATCCAAGTTATTCACCTACTTAAATATAAACGGGAATATCCATTGGGTTGTTGTCCCTCCGATATGCTCGCCTGTAATTTCAATATCGTTAAATCCTTCTTTAAGCGTTAACCACTGTCGATTTGTGTCGATGCCTACACGTTTACCATCAAGTATTGGGTGTACACCTTTTAATATAAGTTGTTGGTTTTGCTTAATCCCTTTTTTATATTGAAATGTATTACCTGTTGTATGGTTAATAATTTTAAAGCCCTTAGGTGCATCAATATTAATCAATAGCTTGAATTTATGTCTTAATAATGGGTTGATTGTATCTGAAGAACCGTTGTAAATCCGAAAGCTTGTTGTATCGTGTTTATATTTAATTTCATCATCTGCCAATAAATCGACACCGAATTGCCAATTACCATTTGATAAACTGTACTCATCTGTTTCTTTGACAGTTTCGGCATAGCCATCTCGACAACTAAAAGTCATATCAAACTTAATAGCCGAGAAATCTAAATAATCAGGATTTACATCTGGATTATTTGCACGATATTTCAACCCTGGATTGTCTGACGTAATAATATAATAGGGCTGTCGTCTAAAAAACAGTTGTCTTAATTTTAATTCTGCTAAATTACGGTCGTTTTCATCAATGCCATCAAAACCGCAACTTACTTCTAAATTAAAAGGTGCGAACGTGGCTACTGTTGGTAGCTCGCCGTCCACACCTTGAAATGTGTTACTTTCATTATTTTCATTTGGATATGAAGCTTTAGCTTCTAAGAAAATGAAATTAGATAAGATATCTTTGATATCATAAGTGCCTTCTTGGGTTATGATTTTCATCCATCTTTCCTCTATCATATAAACCTCCTATTTATGATAATCCTTGGCTAAAGTTGTCTAAATTAGCTTTACTACCTAACAATTGACTAAAGATATTCATAACATCATTTTTACTCATGTTATTATTATTGCCACTCAACAACTTAATAATTGTTTGTTGCATACGATTGTTAGTGTCATTCAATTGAACAACTTGTTGTAGTAGTTTTTCCATCGTTGAATTATCGTTTTTCACTGTGACATTTGCGGAACCATTATCCATGCCAATCGCTGTCATTGCTTTCTCCATCAAACCAACAGCACGATTACGTTTAGATTTATGAAGTGGAATGATAGCTTCTGCTCTATTACGTTCACTGATTTCAGCTAGTTTATGTGTTGTAGAGATGCCACCATTTTCATATTTTCTTGGCCCTGTTGGAGACCAACCACCGTTAGGATTGAATTGTGTCCGCCAATTCTTGTTGTTAAAGAAAGCGAGTAATTGATCATAGCCATTTTTAATATTTCCATGACCTTTCATTTTATAATTATTAAATGTGCCAGGCACATACTGTAATAGACCTTGTGCTGGTGTACCATTAATATTATTAATATCACCAATATTCCCTTGTGTGACTCCTGCATTTCCGCCCGACTCATTATGAATAAGAGAAATAATGTTATTTAAGTCATTACCTCTTAACTTAACATTCATTTCACTAGCAGCCTTTTTAATATCACCTGACCATTTTTTAGCCGATTTATTTTGACCACCACTTTTAAGTGATTTTAACCAGCCCATAGGATTAACGGCTGTCTCATTAGATGGGTAACCTTTCATACGCTGAATGTGTAAGTGAGGTGTTGTTGAGTTACCTGTACTACCTGATAAGCCAATGACATCACCAGCGCTTACTTTTTGTCCTTTTTTAGCAATGATTTTACTCATATGCATGTACCATTGATACCATTTACCACCAGGCTCATCAAGTGTGATTTGATTACCACCGCCACCTGCAACTGCGCCTGCTTGTGATATCTTACCGTCAGTTAGTGCCTTAATCTTAGTCCCTGTTGGCATACCAAAGTCAATACCATAGTGTTTACCACCATTGAACATTAAGCCACCTGTATAGTTACCAAATGTTTGGAGGATATTGTCCCACGGCAACCAACTAGCATCACCATCGCCACCTTCAGCTTCTGTAAACCAGTCCTTCACTTTCTCTACAAGTGAAGATTTCAAGTTTTTATAGGCGGCTGTAACTAATTTAACGGTAGCGTTATCGCCGCCCCCGAAGTTAATGCCTATACTATCCATGACTTTGTTCACTAATTTACCTGGATGTTTAACATATTTCCAAACATCTCCGATTTTATCGCCAAGCCACGATGCACCGTCTTTAACTTTTTCTAAACCTTTACTTTCTAAGTCTTCAACAGTATCTTTGGCGTCACTACCTGCTTTTTTCGCACTGTGATAACCATCAGATATTTTACCGCTCACATTTTTACTTATATTAGCTGCACCATCGATAATATCTTCGTACAAGTCTTTTTTATTTCCTTTAGAGAAACGAGGTATTTTAGTTCCTGTACCCGTTGATAAGCGTTTAGGTATTATCCCTTGTTCTTGAAGTTTGTGCGTATGTCTAGCATTAATAACACCGTCACCTTTGCCTAGTCCAACAACTGTATTTTTGCCTTGTGGGGCATCTATTGAGCCATCTTTACGTTGAATGAGCTCTTGTGTGCGTCCGCCTGGTCCATTACCTGGTCCTTTATCATTGACCATCGCAACCGTAGGTTGTCTTAAACCACCATTTGAATCAGTTGCAAGTGATGATCCATCATAAGTACCTGTAGAAAGTCTATCAATAGGTTGAATCAGTTTATCTTTACCCGTAATCGCCTTAGATATTTTATTAACGCCGCCAATCATGCCATTCAAACCGCCAATAGCTTTGTTGGCAACTTTTTTACCTAAATCTCCTGCAGCTTTGCCCATATCGGCGCCGACATCTTTAATCCATTGTAATGTGTCACCTAGCCATTTTTTGAAACCTTTATAAACAGATTTGGCTTTTTTCCAGCCTTCGCCAGCAATATTACTGAAACTTGTTTTGGCTTTGCCCCGCATATTGCTTACATTAGTTTTAACAGAACCATAAGCTTGACCGAAATATTTACTTGTGCCTTTCCACGTAGATTTCGATTTCTCCCAAGCTGTGCTCGCTGTATCAGTAAATTTACCTTTTGCTTGGTTATAAACACCTGTGACCTTGGTTTTAGCTTTCTCATAAGTTTCACCAAACCATTTTTTCGTACCATCATATGCTGATTTGGATTTATCCCATACTTTACCTGCAGCGTCTGTAAATTTATCACGCGTTTTAGTATAAATACCTGTGACTTTGTCTTTCGCTGAATTGTAAGTATCGCCAAACCATTTAGATGTATTTTTCCAAATACCACGTGTTTTAGTCGTCGCTGTTTCTTTAGCTTCTTCGAGTTTGTCACGGGTTGATGTCTTCACATTTTCCCAGGTATCAGATACGCCTTTAGTCACTTTGCCCCAAATATTACCTGCTGTGTCCCAAGCAGAATTCCAACCATTTTTGAATGATTGTTGAATATTTCGGCCTTTTTCACTAAACCAACCTTTGGTATTTTCCCAACTTTCACCGAGTTTGTTAGTAATCGATGACCAGAGATTACCGCCAGTTTCAAGCGCATTATTCCATCCTGATTTAATATTCGACCAAATATGACCGCCTTTTTGAGAAAACCACGTTTTAGTTTCCTCCCACTTTTCACCGAGCCAACTAGTCAATGACGACCAAAGATTACCACCAGTTTCTAGTCCGTTATTCCAACCCATTTTGATATTTGACCAGATACTGTGGCCTTTTTGTGAAAACCATGTTTTCGTATCTTCCCATTTTTCACCAAGCCAGCCAGTTAAAGACTTCCATAAATCACCACCGTTTTCTAATGCGGTGTTCCAGCCATCTTGAAGTGCACCCCAGAATTCTTGACCTTGTTCAGAGAACCAACCTGTGAGTGAGTCAAAGCCACCTTTGATGTCTTCGCCAGCTTCAGAAATATTTTCTTGCCAAGAAGAAACGGCATCACCAATACTTTCACCTGCAGCTTTGAATGGTGTGGCTATCCACTCACCAACATTACCTAAGCTATCATTGATAAGTTGTTTCCAATCCGTGTCAGTAAAAAAGCTTGAAATAGAACTACCTACATCACTCATATTTTCTTTGAATTTGTTGTAGTTTTTACCCATTTCAGAAAATGCATCTGACATATCACCAGTAAATTTATTCCATTGTTTTTCTGCGTTGGAATATACTTTACCCGTTGACATATCCATATCATCTTCGATACCTTTGTTATTTTTTTGAACCGATTTACGTATGTCTTTCGTTTTATCATCAATAGTGTCTATGACCTTATCGTACGTTTTTTCAGCTTCTTTGACTCTTTTATCATGTTCTTTTTGGTCAATCGCATTATAAGCTAGTAAATCATCGGCTTGACCAATATCATTATCACGTTGTTTTTTAGCTTCTTTTTTCGCTTTTTTCTCTGCTTTGACTGCGTCTTTAATTGCGTCACTTGCTTGTTGTGTATCAATAGCACCTGTATTTGAGTTCATTCTTGATAAAATCACTTGTTGTTCTTTTTGGCCTTTAACTAAACTTTCAGTCGTAATACGAGTACGTTCATCTAATTTAGCTTTCAAATCTTTTTCTTCTTGTGCTGTAAGTTTACCATCGTTAAACTGTTTGAGTTCTAGTTCTTCGATTTCGCGATTAAGATCTTGTAGTTTTTTAACCTTTTCATCAGATGCTTCTTGGTTCTTTTGAATCATATCTTGTTTTTCTTGAGCAGTAAAAGCCTCACTGTTTTTAAGCATATCATTTAATTCATCAGATACTTTTTCATTACGCTTTTTAACTTGTTTTAAGGCTTCTTCTCCACCTTTTTGTACAGATGTTTCAAGTTGATTGCGCATTTTATTCGTAATCTTACCATGATTTAGTTTAATATCTGATAAAACACGTGTTGTATCTTCTGAATACTTCACATATTTATCTAATGCTTTTTCAGTTTCTTTAGAAACACCTTTGCCTAAAACTTTAGTTGTGTCGGTTGCTTTATCTGATGCTTTACCAGCTGTTTCCATGAATTTTTTAAAGCCATCGCCTGCTTTTTTCAATAAATCGTCATCATCTAAATCTTTATAGCCTTTTTTCATTTCATCAAAGAAACTTTCTTTTACTTGGCTACCTGTTTTAGAAAACCAACCGCCTAGTTTTTGAACTTGTTCAATTGTTCCGCTAGTGAAAACTTTGATAAATTCGCCAATACCATCTACCCCGTCTTTAAACCAGCCAATTTTATCATAAGCCGTTTTAAATCCAGTTCCTAAAAGTGTTATTGCCCCTAAGGCAATACCCAAAGGTCCAGTCGCAAATCTTAAGACCCCTTTACCTAAAGTCTTAACACTTCCCCCTAGGAATTTTGAAGACTCGCCTAATAAACTAAGTTTGCCATTAGCTTTCCCTGCTGATTTACCAAAACGTCCAAACAAACCTGATGATCCTTTAGCGCTCTTACCTGAAGTAGCAATTGCGCCTGCATTCGCTTTATTCGCTCCAGCGTTAATCGCAGCTTCTGCTGAGTTTTCAGCCATACGTCGATTAAGTTGTGCATAGCCTTTAGTTGCTTTAGAAATTGCGCCTGCAACCATTCCAAATCCTAAAACCAAAGGACCAGTAGCTGCTGCTACAACACCTAAACCTATTCCAACAGCTTTAACCGGTTTGGGTAATTTTTCAAAACCTTCAACAAATCCACCGATAGTTTTAGTTGCCGCTACAACGGCAGGGGCAATCGTATTACCAATATCGATACCTAAATCGACAACTTGGTTTTTAAATATTTTCAATTGCGAGCCCATCGTTTTATAACGTGTTTTAGCTTCATTTGTTAATGCATTATTTTCTTTCCAACCCTCAGAACCAGTTTTAAGTGCTTTATCAAGTACTTCATGATTATTGGATAATCTACGGATTGTATCAGCTTCACGAATACCCTTGATACCAACGCTATCAAGTGCTTTTAACACACCTTTGGCGCCACCTTCTGTATTACTTAACCCTTCAACAAATGCAGATAATGCCTTTGTAGGGTTCTTTTCCCAAACACTTGCGAATTCTTCGCCTGACATCCCTGCTGTTTTAGCAAAGTTTTCAAGCGTTTCTCCGCCATCAGCAGTAGCTTTTGCCATCTTGTTAAATATTTGAGTCATCGCTGTACCACCAGACTCTGCTTCAATACCTACAGATGACATCGCTGCTGAAATACTCATAATTTGGTCACCACTAAAGCCAGCTTGTGCGCCTGCACCTGCTAAACGTTGACCCATTTCGACAATTTCTTTTTCAGTTGTAGCTGTAGTATTCCCTAAGTTAACAACGGCTGAACCTAATTTATCTACATCTTGAATTGGCATACCTGCGGCATTCGCAAATCTTGCAAATTCAGTTGCTGCTTCTTCAGAAGAAAGATTAGTCGCCACAGACATATCTAACATAGTTTTAGTAAAATCAGTGATTTCTGATTTTTTAACACCTAATTGTCCAGCTGCTTCTGCTACACCTGCAATTTCAGTTTGTGCAAATGGCATTTCTTTAGACATTTTAGAAATTTCATCACTCATTTTATTAAGTTCCGAACTAGAAAAATCTGTTGTCTTTTGAACACCTGCAAGTGCTTGTTCATAATCAATTGCTGCTTTTGTAGCACCACCAAACGCACCTGCAATAGGTGTGGTCAAATACATAGTCATATTACGTCCTGCAGACTTAGCACTGCCCGCCATTTTTCCGTAACGGTCTGACATAGTATCTAGTTGCTTAGCATGTTTTGTGTATGAACTATTAGCGATTGTCTGAGCTTTATTGAATTGTTTCAGCTCTTGTTCAGCCTTATCAATACTTTTTTGTAACCCATTCATCGACGATTTTTCATTATTCACAGCTTTTTCAGCTTTCGCTAAGTCTTTTGGATAGTCCTTGATTGTTTTAGAAAGTTTATTATATTCTTTTTCCGCGGTTTTAACTGCATTGTTTGATTGTTGGTAAGAAGCTTTAACTTTTTTATTCTCTTCTGTAATGCCCTTGTTAGATTGCGTTAACTTCTTAACATTCGCGGTTTCTTCTTTATGACTCGCAATTAATTTTTGGTGGGCTTCTCGTTGTTGTTTCGTCGCATTAGAAGCTTGTTTAATTTGTTCCGTAGAAGCTTTACCTGATTCTTTTAAACGTCTTTCAGCAGAACGTAAGTCATCGAGTTTTGTTTTGGCTTTGGCCTTTTCAGCGCTTAATACAGATTGTTTAGCTTTAGCGTTGTCTAATTCCTTATTAGACTTTTTCATCTCTTGATTAGACTTACGCATCGCATCATCTTGCTTCTTATGTGCTTCGGCAAGCTCTTTTACTTTTTGTTCTTGTTGTTTAATACTGTTCGATGCTTTTTCATAGGAGCTTTTAACGTTATTTAAATCATTTTTAGTCTGATCGTACATTTTCTTTTGGACTTTCATTTTATTATTCAGTCCATCAATGCGTGTTTGATACTTCTGTACAGACTTCTCAGCTTTACCAAAACTAGACATATTCGCTTTCACTTCGGAACTCAATACACCCATTTGACGTTTAAGACCTTTCATGCCTTGTTCCACGCCCGTATTATTCATGGTATTCTTTATCGCGTAACCTTGAATATTTTCCAATTGTATGTACCTCCCTTCTTACCTATCCACCGAATAGTTTGATTAAGTCCTTGCCTTTAATGACTTCTTGTTCTTTATTAGATTTAGTTTTTTGCTTATCTTTTTTATCATCTTCGTTTAAAATCGATAACAATTGAAAATACGGTTGTGTCTTAACTTCTGTTAAAGTCCAACCGTAATGCATCATACAGAATCGTTGTAAGTCCCTAATATTTGATAAAATCTCTCTTATTGAGAGTGTTCTTCTGTCTTTCCCTCTTGGCTTGTTTCATCTTCTGAATCTGCTTCATCTTCGCCGCTGATTTCTCGAAATATTTCACCT